ACAGATAACATAGAGTCTATCGACTTCATTGAAAGAGACGAAATAGAGGACGATAACCAAGAAATAGAAGAAATACCAGTAACATGGATTGATAATACTTAGACACTATCAGCACCCGTTGAGGTGCTTTTTTTATACAAAAATTTAACAAGTTATTAACGTGAAAGAGGTGGTATTTGGCATGGCACGTCAAACATTATACGAAAAACTAGATATTAAAGATAAACTCGGATTAGTTGAGGGCTGGAAAAGAGACGGCCTTACAGACGAGCAGATTGCTCACAATTTAGGAGTGTCTAAGCACTCACTTATCAAGTGGAAAAAAGAGAAACCCGACTTTTCAGACGCCATAAAGAAAGGCAAAGAGGTTTCTGACTATGAGCTAGAGAACGCTCTACACAAGAGAGCAACAGGTTATTACTACAAAGAGGAAACAGTGACAAATAAAGGCGATGTAGTCGAGATAGAGAAGTACGAACACGCAAACCCTACCAGCCTAATATTCGCACTGAAAAACAGGCTACCAGCTAAGTATCGAGATAAGGTTGAGCAAGAAATTACTCAGCGTAACATTGATTTGAACATCGGAGCTTATGACGATGACGACAGCGACAATTAATCTTAACTTTCCCAAGCCAGCAAAAGTGTTTAACAGAAATATTTTCAATATCCTAACAGACTACAGCCATTTCACAGAGGTGCATTATGGTGGTGGTTCGTCAGGCAAGTCACACGGTGTAGTTCAGAAAGTCGTGCTCAAAGCCTTACAGGATTGGGAATATCCACGCAAGATACTATGGCTCAGGAAAGTCGGAGCAACGATTGCAGACAGTTTATTCCAGGACGTTAAGGGCTGTCTGGTCGATTTCAAGATATGGGATTTTTGCGAGTGGAACAAAACAGACAATCGTGTCACATTGCCTAACGGGGCTGTGTTCCTGTTTAAGGGCATGGATAATAGCGAGAAAATCAAATCAATTAAAGGTATCAGTGATGTAGTCATGGAAGAGGCCTCAGAGTTTCACTTGAATGACTACACACAGCTCACTTTAAGGCTGAGAGAGAAGAAACATCTTAATAAACAAATATTCTTGATGTTCAACCCTGTGAGCAAACTCAATTGGGTATATAAATATTTCTTTACAGGCGAGCCTCACAAGAACACGCTCATACAGCAATCAAGCTACAAAGATAATAAGTTTCTTGATGAAATGACTCGTCAGAACTTGGAGGACTTGGCCAGCAGGAACCCAGCCTATTACAAAATATATGCGCTGGGCGAATTTGCTACGCTCGATAAGCTAGTGTTTCCTAAACATACTGAAAGGCTCATAAGCCCTGACGAGGTCAAGCACCTACCGTCATACTTCGGCTTAGACTTTGGTTACATAAACGACCCTAGTGCTTTGATACACGTCAAAATAGACACTAAAAACAAACAGCTATATATCATTGATGAATACGTCAAGACAGGTATGTTAAACGATGAAATAGCAAATGTAATCAAGCAGCTAGGCTATGCGAAAGAACGCATAACAGCAGACAGTGCTGAAAAGAAATCAATTGCAGAGATAAAGCGCAAAGGCATTGAACGTATTAAGCCAGCAATGAAAGGCGCTGACAGTATCATGTCAGGCATACAGTTTATAAGTCAGTTCGACATTATAGTCGATGAGCGCTGCACTAAGACGATTGAAGAGCTTAACAACTACACATGGAAAAAAGACAAGAACACAGATGAATATTACAACGAACCAGTTGACACATACAATCACAGCATTGACGCCCTACGCTACAGCGTTGAAGAGCTCATGCTCAAAGACAAGCAAGGCAAAAAAGACGCTAAGCAGCTACGACGCATTAAAAGCTATTTTTAGGAGGTGCAGCATTTGGGCTCACACTATCATGTAACTAATAAACATAAATACAATTTGAAGTTTGGCAGAGAGGCAAACAGAGACATTCTTGCTAACTCGCCCGAAGAGCTAGAGAACATTGACGTGCTTAATAGCATTGTCAGTGAGCACAAGAACAATCAAGTGCCACGCTTGCAGGTGCTAGAGGATTACTTCCTAAGCCAAAATACAGGCATACTTGAGGGGCAGCGCAGAAAAGACGCAGAGAAAGCTGACCACCGTGCAGTTCATAACTTTGCTAAATACATATCGCAGTTTATTGTCGGTTATCTAACAGGCAATCCGATAACGTTCACTCATGAAGATGAAGAGACGCAACAGACAATCTATGACCTGAATGACCAAAACGACGGCGACGCTGTGAACAGTGATGTCGCATTAGACTTGAGCATATATGGTCGTGCATATGAGATTGTGTTCAGAGACGAATACGGGCTCGATAGGTTCATGACCTTAGACCCTAAGAGCACATTTGTCGTATACAATCATGACATTGATAAGAAAGTCATTGCAGGCGTTCGCTACTATGACACAGTAGACAAGGACAGCATTAAGACAAATCACATTGACGTATACACAGATACGCACATTCATCACTATGTAATCAAGGACGGCGCAACTCAGACAGTTGAGAGCTACCAGCACTTTTACAATGATGTGCCAATCGTTGAGTATCTGAACAATAAATTTAAGCAAGGCGACTTTGAGAACGTGCTCAGCTTGATTGACTTGTATGACTCAGCACAGTCAGACACAGCAAACTACATGAGCGACACGAATGACGCAATGCTTGCGCTAATCGGCAATGCTGAACTTGATGGCGAGGACGCTAAGGCGTTCAAAGACGCTAACATGATACATATTAGACCTGAAATCAATGCAAACGGTGGCGAGGGCAAAGCTGACGCTAAGTACATATACAAGCAGTATGATGTGCAGGGCTCAGAGGCCTACAAGACTAGATTGCAAGATGACATTCACAAGTTCACGAACACACCTGACATGAACGACGAGAAATTCTCAGGACATCAGTCAGGCGAGTCAATGAAATACAAACTTTTTGGCTTAGAGCAGACAAGAGCCACTAAAGAACGCTTGTTCAAAAAAGGCTTAATGAAACGCTACAAGTTGCTACTCAACAACAAGAACATTGAGGGCACTAAGGCGCATGACCACGAAACAATTGACATAGCGTTCACGCCTAACTTACCGAAGTCACTAAAAGACAATGTGGAAATGGTCAACATGCTTGCTGGTACTGTATCAGAGAAAACTCGACTTGGCCTCTTAGACTTTATCGACGACCCTAGCGCAGAGCTAGAGAAGATACAAGAAGAAGAGGACGAACAAATCGAACGAGCTGACAAACGTGAGTATAGTTTCGAGCCTGTAGCAAACGATGACGGCACACTGGAAGAGTGATAAGCTATGACAGAGAGCAAGAAATATTGGCGTGAGAGAGCAGAGCGAATAATGGCTATTGAGGCCAAAAAAGATGACGAGGTCATCGAAGAAGTGCGCAAGATTACCAGCTCGACAATGAGCCACCTAGCCAATGAGATATATAGCTTTTATGCTAAGTATGCAAATGCTGAGGGCATATCAGTCGACGAGGCTAAGAAGAAAATTCAAAAGACTGATATAAGAGAGTTTGAGGACAGAGTCGCTCAATACGTTAAGAACAAAGATTTTAGCGAGAAAGCCAATGCTGAGCTGAGACAATACAACACTAAAATGTATGTCAGCCGAGAGCGTATGCTCATGCAGCAGCTATCAGTTATCATGGCCAATGGCACAGCTCTCACAGAGGTTGAGCTTGAGAAATACCTGACTGAGTCAGTAGACAGAGAAGTCGAAAGGCAATCAGGGATCTTAGGCCAATCAGTGAGGATAAAGCCAAACCATGTCAGAGCGATTGTAAATGCTGATTTCTACGGGCAATCATGGAGCGAGAGACTTTGGGGCAACATGGACGAGACACGCAAGCAGGTGCTCAAGACAGTGCAGAACTCATTGCTAAGAGGTCGACACCCTAACGAGTTCGTTCCTGAACTTAAAAAGAAAATGGGCGTATCTACCTCAGACGCTAAGCGATTGCTTATCACTGAAACGTCAAGAGTTCAGTCAGAGGCTCAAAAGCTACACTATCAAGCTACGATGGACGGCGACTCTGAAATAGAGTTCGTTGCTAAGCTAGATGATAGAACCTCAGACGAGTGCAGGCACCACAACGGCGACAGAATAAAAGTAAAAGACATTGTGGTCGGTGTGAACGTTCCACCTCTACACGCTCATTGCAGGTCGACAACGATACCAGCTAAGACAAACTGGCGTGACGAGTTCTTTAAAGAACGTGAGGGACGCTATAACCTTGATGACTTCGAGCTCATAGACGATGAGGACGAAGAGGACGACGTTATCGACTTGGGCATGGATTGGGACGACGAGGACGACGAGCCTGACGAGCACAAGTTCAACGACAACCTATCAGACGCATTAGGCGAAGAGCAAACAGCAGAGCTTAAACGCAAGCTAGATATTAATATGAACGCTGACGGGGCTCAAGAGTATCGCAAAATATGGAACCACTTTGCAGATGATATGGTTATCGAACGACCTAAGGGACGCAAAGGTGCTCACTTCAACCCGATGAGTGAAAAAGTTGTAATGAGTACAGACAACCTAGCTAAACGTGATGTAATCGGTATAGGCAACAATAAGCGTGAGGGCGATGACAACTACAGCACAGTGGTGCATGAGTTCTCACATATGATTGACCACGCAGTTATCAGAGACCTGAAAGGCTCTAAGAACATGTTGAGTGGTGCTTTCTCAGCAGACCCTACTAACTATGAGGCAGATGAAAAAGGGAACGTTGAGACGCTAGCAGAGGTAATCAAAAAAGAGCTAGACGCTAAAGCTAAAGCAGAGCTCAAAGTGCTGAAAGACGCACACAAGAACGGCGACACTGAGACATGGAACCATGCTTATAAGCCACGTTTAAATAATGGCCGTACAGTCATGGTCAGAAAGCTCAGAGAACAGTATCATGTAGGACATTCAAGTGGTTTGTCAGACATGATTGAGGCAGCGACAAATGGCATATTCAATATTGAATACGGTCACGGTAAATCTTACTGGAAGAAACACCCAGCATACAAAACACCTCTACAAGCGAACCTCGAGGCCTTTGCAGAAATGTCAGAGGCGTTTATGGACGAGAACAAGAGGGAAATCTACGAAAAAGAATTACCTAAATCGTACGCTCTCTATATTCAAATGATTAAAACAATTGTTGAAAGGTTGGGGCTGTAAATGGAAGAGTTAGAACAGGCAAAAAAAGATTACGAGGCTAAGTTCGGCGAGCAACCTCCTATGATGTTTTTAAGAGGAATGACAGCAGCAGAGCAAGTCAGCGCTATTAATGAGCGCATAGAAGATGGCAAGGACTTCGGCGAACACGCCAATGAGGAGGACGAGCTATCATGAACGGACAAGGCATAGGCTATTTGAAACTGATAGCACAGAGCCTACATGGTATTCACAAAGAGCTTATCAAGCTAAACAACACGCACCCAGCCAACAGAGCTGAGGGCAATGCAGAGAAACCAAAAAGCACAAGAGAGTTAGACCCTAAAGACTTTATATAAGCTACTTCCCTATTGCTGGGAGGTGGCTTTTTATTATGCCCAAAACGTGCTGACGGCGTAAAAAGCATGTATGGAAATTAGAGCCGACGGGCTATAAATGGAGGTAACAACATGACTGAAAAATTAAAATTAAACTTACAGCACTTTGCTGATGAGTCAGGCGAAACAGCAGACAATAATAATGAGCAGGCTGGAAACGATGATAGCCAGCAAGGTGCAGGCACACAGCAACAAGATGACGGCAATAATAAAGGCGACGAAAAGACGTTCACACAAGAAGAGGTTGACCAAATTCTTAAAGAACGTGTGGCTCGTGAGAAGAGAAAAGCTGACGAGAAAGCTAAAGAGGCTGAGAAGTTAGCAAAAATGAACAAAGACCAAAAGGCTGAATATGAGCGAGAGCAAATGCAAAAAGAGCTGGACGCTTACAAGGCTAAAGAGGCACGCAACGAAATGAAACAGACAGCTAAGGACATGCTCAAGGAAAAAGACATTGGAGCAGATGACGACTTGCTAGAGATTGTTACAGCTGACACAGCTGACCAAACAAGCGAGAACGTTAAGGCTTTTACAGATGTACTTAACAAAATGGTTAAAGAGCAGGTTCAAGCTAAGCTGACACAAGGCACGCCTAAGAGCTTTCAAGCTACAGGGTCATTGACTCGTGACGACATCATGAACATTCAAGACGACTCACAGCGACAAAGAGCAATCGCTCAAAACAGACACTTATTCTAAACAAATTATCGGAGGTTTTACATAATGGCAGTAGAAAATAACTTAATTGATGTAGAGGCATTAGGCGAGGCAAAGTCGATTGACTTCGCAAACAAGATGGGCGAACGCTTAAACAAATTATTTGAGGCGTTAGGTATCACAAACAAAATTCCAATGAACGTTGGTTCAGCATTAAAACAATATCGTTTCAATGTAGTAGAGTCAGAGGCTCCTAACGGCAACGTTGAAGAGGGCGAAATCATTCCGTTAACTAAAGTTGAACGTGAACTTGTTAACATTACAGAGTTAGAGTTCCGTAAGTTCCGTAAATCAACATCAGCAGAGGCTATTCAGTCACACGGCTATGACTTAGCAATCAACCGTACAGACGCAGAGCTTATTCGCTATGTACAGAAGAAATTCAGAACTGACTTCTTTAACACTATCGAGGACGCTGTGAACAATGCAGACCGTACAAACACTGAGGCGTTATCAGGTAAGAACTTGCAAGGTGCTTTATCTCGTGGCCGTGCTAACTTATCAGTATTACTTGATGATGAAGTGACACCTATCGCATTAGTAAACCCTAATGACGTAGCAGGACACTTAGCAGATGGTTTCATCAACTCAAACGGTTCTCAATTCGGATTGAACTTATTGACACCATATGTAGGCGTGCAAGTAATCGAGTTCGCAGACGTACCACAAGGCACTGTATACATGACTACAGCTGAAAACTTAAACGTTGCATATGCAAACCCTCAAGGCGAAATGAGCAGAGCGTTCAACTTTGCCTCAGACCAAACAGGCTTTGTTGGTGTCATTCACGACATTCAACCACAACGTTTAACAGCTGATACTGTATATGCGTCAGCAATTTCAATGTTCCCTGAAAACGTGGACGCAGTTATCGCTGTAGACATTGAGGGCGAACAAGCTGACGGTGGCTCTACTCCCAGCGAGGCCTAAGGGCGTAAGCGTTAGACCTAACGTAAAATCGGCAAGAATTTCAGTTAAATAATTTTTAGGAGGCTACACTATGGCAGACATATTAAAAGTGTATCAAGGCGAGAACGTTGTAGGAACAGCAGAACGTGCAGAGGACGGCACAGCGTCAGTTACGATTGACGGCTTAGAGGCTGGTACTGAGTACGCAGCAGGAACGTATCAAGTAGCTTTCAGTAATGAGGCAGGCGAGTCAGCTAAGGTTGACGTGCCAGCTTTCACTACTAAGGAAAGTGCACCAGCAGAACCTCAAAACGTTACTACAGAAACGACAGAGGACTCAGCAGACGTGAGCGCAGAATAAGGAGGCGTTAAGCAATGGCATACATTGACGGCGTAAAGCTCCTTATAGGTTTGAATGATAATAAGCAAGATGACCAGCTACAAAAGATAATCGACGTTACGGAAAAACGCCTAATATCAATGCTACCGAAAGACGTAGAGGCAGTGCCTAGTTCCCTTGATTGGGTCGTCGAAGAGGTAGCAGTTAAGCGTTATAACCGTATAGGCGCAGAGGGTATGAGCTCCGAGAGCATTGACGGTCGCTCAACAAAGTTTCAAGAGAACGACTTTGACGAGTACCTATCAATCATCGAGGACGAGTTCCCGTCTACTTCTAGTAAAAAAGGAAGTATCAAATTTTATTGAGATATGAACACAGAGCTACCCTTGTTAAAGAGGGTCAAAAGCAATACAACCCTGACACTGGGAAGTATGAAAATGCTGGTCAGCAAGTTTTCGACTCAGTTCCTTGCAACAAGTCGCCTCTCTCGCCTCAGCGTACAGCTGTAGAGTTCGGGGAGGTTACTCGAGATATAAGTATCATAAGACTAAACAATCGCTTTGACGAGCCTGTGACGCACGCCTATATAGATGACGTTAAATACCTCATAGTTAGGCCTGTTAGATATAGACGAGACACAGTTTTCTATATTGAAGAGGTTAACTAAATGAGGATAACAGGCGTTAACAAACTCATTAAGAGAATACAGAGAAACCAACAGACCATTGACGACGACGTCGAGCACATTCTGAAAGAAAACGCTAAAGAGTTTAGAGCAGATACAGTGCTCGAGGCTCGCAAGGTCATGGTCAAAGGTTACTGGACGGGCAACCTCGCCAGCATGATTGAAGATACTAAGCAGGGAAAAATGAGTTACATTATCACATCAAACGCACATTACTCAGGCTTTCTTGAGTACGGTACTAGGTACATGGAGCCTGAGACATTTATGAAACAGATTTACCAAAAATACGGTGCTCAGGTAAACGCAGACCTTGAGAGATTACTCAAATAAGGAGGGATAAAAACTAATGGCTAAACAATCAGCAAAATTCGAGTTGTTCAATTATCTATTTAAGACTTTCAGAGCTCTGGAGGTTCCTGTTGTACGAACGAAAGAACTTCATCAAGAGCTGCCCTATCCATTTATCGTGCTTGAGGACGTCGAGGACAGTATCGGCGTAATGAGTATTGATAATTATTCAGGTACGCCAACAGTGAGAGCTCACTTGTGGTGCACGGAGGACGACCTTGCCAGCGCTGACAGGCTATACATACAGATACAAGAAACTCTACTGAATGTTGAAAAGCTCCCGTCCTACAGAGTAACTCTCGAGAACTTAGACACAGTAGACGCAACAGACACAACAACAAATCAAACATTACAGCATACAGTTATAGACGCAACTTACAGAGCGTCATAGGGCAGGCCTAACCTAAGGCTTGCCTTTTATTATGCTGATAAAACAGGAGGGCATTTATATATGGCAATTAAACAAGGTTCTGACGAGTTAGCGTTAGTCCGTAAGTTAGGCGACGCTACAGAGGCAGACAAAATAATGTGGATTACAGAGTTAGAACGTGAAACAGAGCGAGACACGGACAACGAGGCTACAGTTGACGGCTCAGTTAGCTCAGGAGGTACTCGTGAGTCGACAGTAACTATCACGTCTTATATGGACGTTGACGACGAGCTAAGCGACGAAATCGAGGACGCTACAGAGGACGCAGTCCCTTATGAATTATGGGTTATCAACAAAAAAGTACAAAACGATGAGGGCAAATATAAGGCTGAGTATCGTCAAGGACATTTCAACTCAATCACTCGTACCAACGAGGCTGACTCTATTGCAGAGTTTGAGACTGAGTTCGGCGTTTATGCTAAGAAACAAAGAGGCTGGGCGTCATTACCTGAAATCGTAGAGCAAAACAAAGCAGCTTACGGTTTCCACGACACTACAGCAGACGACCCAGCAGACGACGGACTTGCTGACGCACCTGACGAGAACATTCCACAACCTGATGAGGGTGCGACAGGCGAAGAAACTCCCTAAGGCGCCCCAAATTACTGAGGTCAGACCTAACACGAAAAGCGTTAGGCTCTCAGCTAAGTAGGGGTTAACTACACATGAGGGCGAAAAGCCCTCTCTTTTTTATTACTAAATTAAAACATACAAGCGAGGTTATTTTTATTATGGAAATTCAATTCAAAGGCAAAACTATCGACTTATCATTCGGCTTTAAAGCATTATCTATCATCGACAAACGTCTAGGCATGGAAATCGAGCAAATGAGTATCGGACAAGGCTTGCAGCTTTTAGTTCCTAACTTAGCACAAGGCAACCCAATCACTATTGGCGAGGTTATCCTTGCAGCAACAGCACATCACAAGAAAGCTCCTCAAGAGTCAGACCTTGACGACATTCTTGACGATATTGCAGAAAACGAGGGCTTTGAGGCGTTCGGCGAGCAAATCATCAAGGAACTGGGAAAGAGACCTACAACCCAAAACCTAGTACCCGACGAGTACAAACCGAAGAAACAGAGCAAGTAAGTGAAGAGCCTGACCCTCTCACATACGACCGTGTAGTCGTTCTGTGTATGAGCGAGTTAGGCATTTATGACATTGACTACATCGACACTATGACTTTACGTGAGTTCAACTATCGCATGTACGCCCTTGAGTATGAGTTGCTCAAAGAAGAGTATCAAACTTACAAATTGGCGTTTGCAATCAGAGACGTTGAGGCTAAACGTGAGGTTGGTGTTGGTAAGAACAAAAAAGAGGAGTATATCCTCAGTTCAGTCAACGATTTGATAGATTATCAGAAAAACGTTAAGCGATTGAATAAAGGCTTGCCTATTGAACTTGAGAACCCTGACAGCAAGTCGGATAAAAACAAACCATCGCTAGACGTTTTAAAACAAATCAAAAACCATAATAAAAAATAGATTGGAGGGTGTATCGTGGCAAAATCTGAATATAAAATCAGCACTGAGATAGACGCAGATACGTCCAAGTTTAAAAAGCAAATGAAGTCAGCTGAGAAAGTTGCTCAAGACTTTAAACGTGTTGCTGAGAGCATAAAAGACGCTGACATCGGTGCGAATGTTAAAGAGTTTATGTCTAAAATAAGACAGGCTAAGAGCCAATTAAATGACTTTGACGGCTCTGAGGCAGACGCAGACCTTGACTTGAACGCCTCTAGTTTCAATCGCAAGTTGAGCTCAGCAAGTCGTTCGCTCACAGACTTTAGACGACAAGCTGAGAGCATTCAAGACACCCGTATTGGTGCGAATGTCGCAGAATTTCAAGCTAAAATGGCAAACGCTAAAAGAAGTTTGAACAGCTTTGACGGTTCTAATGCAAGAGCTGATATTGACGCAAACATTGCAAGCTATGAGGCCAAAATGGGCAGAGCTAAAAGTATTGCAAATAGTTTCAAGTCAACAGCTCAAAGCATTAAGGACACGAAAGTCGGAGCTGACATTTCTGAGTTCCAACGTAAGATGGCCAGCGCTCGTAAGCAAATGGCGTCATTCAGCCGTATGAGAGCTAAGTCTAGCCTAGACGTTGACAGCTCCTCAGCTATCTCGGCTATTGAGAGATTTAAGGCTATGTTGCGCTCTATTCCAAACAGACATCGCACTCGACTTGTAGTTGACTCAAGAAGTGCTATGAACGGAATACGTGCTGTTTCAAGCGCATTAGATAATTTTGAAACATCTTTACATAACATTGCTAACAGAGTTAGAACAGTGGGAACAGTTGCAGCAAACGTGTTCAAAGGTATGTTCCTATCAAGTATCACAGCGTTAGTTCCAGCAATTGCCTCACTTGTGCCAGCATTAATGGCAGTTATGAACGCTATTGCTGTTGTCGGTGGTGGTGCAGCTGGCCTTGCTGGCGCATTTGCAACGGCAGGCGCAGGCGCAGTAGGTTTCGGCGCTATGGCCATGAGTGCACTACAAATGGTTGAAGATGGCACGCTAGCAGTTACTAGAGAAGTTGAACAGTATCGCTCAGCAGTCGACAGCCTCAAATCAGCATGGCAAGGCGTAGTTGCTCAGAACCAATCAGAAATATTTAACACACTTGCAAACGCAGTGAACACAGCAAAAGTTGCACTGCAAGGCTTAACGCCATTCTTAGATGGTGTGGCTCAAGGCATGGAAAAAGCCAGCCAGGCTACATTGAAATGGGCGCAAGAGTCGCAAACAGCGACACGTTTCTTTGAAATGATGGGTACAACTGGTGTGAACATATTCAATAACATGCTTAGCGCAGTTGGTAATTTCGGTTCAGGCTTTATCGCTTTGATTACTGAACTTGCACCACTCACGGAATGGGTTTCTCAAGGTTTCGAGAACATGGGTAAATCATTCAATGAGTGGGCGAACAGTGTCGAGGGCAGTACAGCCATTCAGGACTTTACGAACTATGTGAAAACAAACTTGCCAATTATTGGCGAGATATTCAGCTCGACTTTTAAAGGTATATTCAACCTAATGAAAGCATTTGCGCCTAACTCTCAGGTTATATTTGAGTCACTAGCTCAAATGGCCAATCGTTTCGAGCAGTGGAGCGCAACTATTGCAGAGTCGGACGGGTTCCAGCAATTCGTTGAGTACGTGCAAACAAATGGCCCTGTATTAATCAGCCTTATAGGCAATATTATCGACGTACTTGTGAACATAGCCGTCGCATTGGCTCCTCTAGGTGCTAAAGTGCTACAAGTCGCTGAGGCATTCTCAGCATGGCTAGCAGAGCTTACAAGAGTACACCCTATTGTCGGCGTGCTCATTGGGGTTATAGCCTCACTATCAGGCGTATTTATGGCATTATGGCCAGCAATTCAATTTGTGATACAGGTTATCGCTCCTTTAGTATCAGGCTTTATGAGGTTCGTTGGCGTTGGCCAAATCGTTCAAGGCCTTTTATCAGTATTAGGTGGCGCATTTGGTGCATTGAGTGCTCCTGTGTGGGCAGTCATCGGCGTAGTTACAGCACTTATAGGGATATTCGTATCGTTGATGGCAAGCTCAGAGCAACTTAGAACTCAAATGACTAATGCGTGGAATGAAATCAAAAACACTGTCATGCAGGCTGTTCAGGCTATTGTGCAGTTCGTTTCTCAATTGATTTCAAGAATACAGGAAATAGTAGCACCCTTAGTGCCGATTTTCCAAAATACATGGAACCAAATTGTTACTGTAGTAGAGACGGCAGTCAACCTAATCGCACCAATCGTGCAGCAGGCGTGGAATACCATTAAGGCTGCAACACAAGTTGCATGGGAAGTTATTAAGATGGTTATTACTGTTGCGATGGAGGTCATCGTCAGCACTATAACAGCATTACTTCAACTTTTAGCTGGCGACTGGCAGGGCGCTTGGCAAACTATCAAATCAGCAGGCGAGGCTATTTGGCAGGCCATTGTTACAGCAGCACAGAACATATTCGGTATTTTAAGAGATTGGCTTATGAATTTATGGAACTCAATCAAGCAAAATGCCATAACAGCGTGGAACGCCCTTAAAGGTCAGGCCTCAGCAATTTGGCAGGGCATTGTTACAGCGATACAGTCTGTAGTTCAGGGATTAGTTGGCATACTAAGCTCCATTTGGTCAACAATCACTAGCACAGCGTCATCAATGTGGTCATCATTGGTCGGCATAGCGTCCTCAATTTGGGGTTCACTTGTCAGCACAATAAGCTCTATCGTTTCAAGTATCGTCAGTGCAGTTAGCTCAGCATGGTCGGCGATTGCTAGCACGACATCATCAATATTTAGTTCGGTTGCCTCTACGGTATCAAGCATTTGGTCATCAATCGTTAGCACAATAAGCTCAATCATATCAACGATTGTCAGTGTTGTGTCGTCAGGCTGGAACAGCGTAATGAGCACGATTTCATCAATTCTCAGCTCAATTGCGTCGACCGTATCGAGCGTATGGTCGTCAATCGTTAGCACGATAAGCTCAGTCATATCAACGATTGTCAGCGTTGTGTCATCGGGTTGGAACAGCGTATTGAGCACGATTTCATCAATTCTCAGCTCAATTGCGTCGACCGTATCGAGCGTGTGGTCATCAATCGTCAGCACTATAAGCTCGTTCATATCATCTATTGTCAGCACAGTCACATCAGGCTGGAACAGCGTACTAAGCGCAATTACATCAGCAATGAGTGGCATTATCAGTGCAGTAACATCAGGCATGAGCAGTGTTGTTAGCGCAGTAACATCAGGCGTTCAGAACGCTGTAAGTGCAGCGAAATCATTCGTTGGTGCAATGGTGTCAGCTGGTGCAGACCTAATCAGAGGTATGATAAACGGTATTAAACAGATGGCTGGCTCATTAGTGAGCGCTGCTAAAGGCGTTGTATCTAATGCCGTGAATGGCGCTAAATCACTATTAGGCATACACTCGCCATCGAAAGTGTTCAAAGAAATCGGTCAATACACTATGCAAGGTATGCAAATTGGACTTAATGACCGAGGCAAGAAAGTTGTACGTGATACTGGTAGAATTGCACAAGCTATGACAAGTGGTTTCAATCCTGACTTACAGGCTAAGCCTATGGTGCAAGGTATCAACAGAGAGTTGAGCAACCTTTCAGCTAGAGGGCAAGTGCAATCTAACCACACAAGCACTTTCAAGGCAGAACCTAGCAAGACAACATTACATATACAACTCGACACAGATGACGAAGTGCTAACAGCTAAGGTAAATGGCGTTAACGCTCGTGATGGCGAGGTACTTTCATTCTAGGAGGCTTAACTAATGGACTTAAAAATCACTAAGCTAGACGGCACCAGCTACACGCTGGGGCAATACGGCGTTACTGTGAAAGACGTTGTCATAAGTCCTATTGAGGTAGAGCACGAGAAAAGAGACATAAAAGGCTTGCACGGAACATTTGACGCAGGCACAACATTCAAGGAGCGCACAATAAGCGTTCCTTTTGTTTTTGTTGCTGAAACATTGGCGTCTTATCCGTTGTATAGAGACTTAATCTCAGAGCTGGTTTATGATGACCAGCCATTCTATGTGCAGGAAATGCGCAGACCTCAAAGACAACAATATGAATTTAAAGACACGTCATTCAATGATACAGCACTGTCAGTTGACCAATACGGATATGACACTGTTTTCGACAGCCCACAAGGCGACAACGAGGTATCTACAGGCAAACGTTATTTTGTGCAACTTAGCGCTTGCGAAGAATTAGAGCAAAAAGGGCTGAAAGGTACAGGCTCAATGACGTTCACAACAACAGAATTGCCGTTCGCTGAAAGTGTTGGGACTTCTCTCGACCTTGAGCGTGACGGTTTGAACAATGCAAGCAATCCTATTTGGTCGTATGGTATGGGGCTCTCTCGAGACCCTGACACATGGCAATATACGTTCGACATCAACGAACAAAAAGAGCATGAGGTATACAACTTCGGCAACGTTCCAATAGACCAATTCAACCAGCACTTAGTTATCAGGTTGAAATTTAACAGTGAACCGTCAGGCAAAATCAAGTTTGGTTTTAATGGCACACAGTGCGAAATTGACACTGAGGACGCAAACATAAAAGCAGGCGACGTAGTAACTTACGAGTCTAGCAGCTACTTTAAAAACGGCCTAAGTATTTTAAACAGTACAAATTACGGCTTACCTGTTATGCGTACAGGAAGAAACGACTTACTATTCGACAGCAACTATGACATAGAGGCTCAAGTTGAATGTAGGTACTACTATTATTAGGAGGTCATTTCAGTATGGCAAGAAAAGAAATCACTACGCCTTTAGACCTTAATAACATGAATAACCACAACCAAAACTACAAGGAGCTATACAACGAGATACAAACAACTGATAAGCGACTTAGTGAGAACATGTGGGAAGAAATCAAAGGCGCTAACACAATGAAAATGCTCGAGCCTGTTCAAACAGCTGACCAGCTCCCAGCAACAGCTGAGGATAAATCTCTTATCACTGTTATAGATGAGCAGAAAGTTTATGCTTACGTTCATGATGAATGGCAACCATTCAACGAGATTGACCTCGACCCGTTCGAGCCGTTCAAAAAAGAGTTAGCAGAAATCGTCTTAACCTATGAGTCTAAAATACAAAGTATCACTCAAGAGGTGCAATCCACAAAAGACTCAGCGATAGACTCTATAGAAAGCACACAGAGCCAATCTGAGAGCAATATAGAGAATACTAAGCAATCGGCCATAAATTCAGTTAACAAAGCACAGCAAGAGGCTGAGAGCCAAATAGGCGAAACTACAGAGGCACTGAAAGGTAAAACGTCAGAACTTACAACAATGTTCAATGATTACTTAGAGCAACTTACTGGCAATCGAGATACGACACTTGTTGAAGTTGAGAACGCTAAGCAAGACGCATTGGACGCTCTCAACGATTTTCAAAGTGTCGACACTAGCGACTGGCAGAAATATAAACTGACTGAAGAGAACGGAGACAGAATAAGAGTGTCAGATATAGACCCTGTTGAATTAGGTACAGGCTTTTATCAAATATGGAATACTTACAACATGCCTGAGACAGCAGACGGCTCGGTAGCTTATTGGAATGTGGACGTCTTTTCAGCTCATGAAACCAAACAAATACGAGCTACACTAAGTAGCGAAAATAGAGTTTTCCAAAAAAATATACACAAAGGAGAAGATTTAGGCTGGAAAGAGCTTACAGGTGTGACAAGAACTGTATTGTTTGAGGGGCAAGCTAAATCTACTGGAGAGATAATAAACCTTAACACTTCTTATGAAAACTTTACTGAGTTAAGAATAAAGGTAGACCGTGTAGGTTCTATTGAGATTTTCAATTTTGACGCAGAGAGTGACTCTAGGTTTTCTATCAATTACAATAACGTATTCGATGATAGCACCGGGGGCAAAATTTACGAAATGGCAGTCGATAGAAAATCTCCAACTGAATTAGAGATAAACTCGCAAAGGGCTTTAACTTTTAGTGGAAAATCGTATGACGATAGCGAAATTACTATATTAAAAATATGGGGGGTTACTTAATGGAAGATGAAATTAAAACGATTAACATTAAAGTAAATGGAAACAATGAGATAACGGCATACGCAATCATAGGAGGTGTGAATGGCGTAGATATCCCTATTGACGTTCTGCCTGATAATTTTAAAGAAAATTTTGACTCTAAATATTATTTATATGTTGAGGGG